CTTAGTCATTTTTCGTCGTTCGCTTGCAGACCTTGCAGACCTATGCAGACCTTTGCCTTATATATAGCTATCTGTGTATTACACACTTTGGTATATATAAGTATGAGGTATGCAAGGTATGCAAGGTCTGCATCATCAAAGCTCCAGCAGCGCCGGCTCGGCGTGCGCGTTGCTACCGTTGGCCGACATAAAGACACCCGTTCCGCGCCGGGCGACGCCATAGAAACCGACTAACCCGCCGCGGCGGGCCTTATGCAGCCCTTCCCGCTTTAGCACGGTGGATACCTCCATCATGTTGGCCCGTTCGTTGCCCATCAGCCCGGCCGCCTTTAGCTCTTGCATGATGTCCAGTGACGGCAAGAAGTGCTCTTGTCGGCCTGAGGCGTCCTTGTCCCATGCAAACGTCTTGCGTAGGTATTGCTCGACGGGAGAATCGGATTCATAGTGCGAGTTAACCGCGTGCTGGGCTTGTCGTTCGTCGCCGGTCAACTCCCACGGCTCGCCATCCTGGTAAAGAGTGAAGACTTGCGCCCATAGTTGATCGCGGTCGATTGTCACGTATCTAAAATCAATGCCGTCTAGCTTGATGACCGCAAAGCGGCGCGTGCCAGTCGGGTCATTCAGGAAACCCGCCCCGTCTTCGTTGATCGTCCCAATGAGAGACGCGGCGGCCGGGCGCACAATGTCGTGCTTGGCGTATGGCAGGCGGATTGTCACCTCGCGGCGGGTGATGAAGTCCTTTAGCGCGGCGCGGTCGGCCTTGCGCGTCGTTCCTTCCAACTCGCCCACTTCCCATATCCAGTTAGACATGAGGCGGAGATAGGTGTCTTTGTCGTCGGGATGGATTGCCCCTTCCAGAAAGAAACGCGGCAAGGGGCAGAGCCAGCGCACAAGATAGCTCTTGCCGATGCCCTGATTGCCGTCAATCACGAGCATAAAGTTCTGGCCTTGCTCCATGACCTTAGCCACGGCGCCGATAAGCCAGCGCCGAACAAAAGTCCGGCCGACGGGGCCGACAGACGCATTAAAGGTCAGGTGATCAAGAAATGCAGTCAGGCGATCTTCGCCGTCCCAGCGCAGGCGGGCTAGATAATCCTTGATAGGATGGTAGGCATTGGAGGCGGCGGCCTCAGAAATGGCCCTCAGCATACGCTCTTGCCCAATGTGCCCTACATCGGTAAGCCAGTTAATGATGACATCCTGCTGAATGTCGCTCATCGGTTCCGGGGCATTCGGTAGCAGGTCAAGCCCGCCCCATACCTCGATGCGGCCATTCATCTCATTTAGCCGCAACTGGACACCGCCGGCCTGGAGCGCCAAGAGATAGTCAACGGTGCGCTTACTGCTATCCAGCATGAACGTTACACCGTTCATTGTTCGGCTAACGTTTACCCATCCGCCGCGTGCGCTTTCTCGTTGGGTTATGATTCCATACTCATCTGATAGGCTACGATATTCCGGCGCGCTCATAGTGGCTCCTGACTGGCGGTACATTGTGGTACTGAGCTTTGCGCTGGGGTTCGTATCCATATTGTTTGGCCTTATGGAAAAGAGACGCGACAGTTATCTTGTTACTTCGTTCGGCCGTCTCAAACGACCGCCACTTGCGGGCGACTTCCCCCTTGTAGCCCGGCGACCACCTTTCAATCAGGGCGATCCCGCGTTCGTCGGGGAAGGCGTCATGCACGGCCATGAGGATGGGCAGCCAGTCGGTGTTATAGTCGCCTTGCGGCGGCAAGACGCCTAGCGCCCGCTCGACCTCAGCGATGCTTACCGATACGTCGCCCCGTTCAATCGCCGGCCGAACCGGGCGCGGCGCTGGCTCATAGTCGCCATCGTAGACGACAAATAGCGCGTTCATCTCGTCTTGTCGGTCTTCGATGTTGCACCCGGCAAACTCAGACGCGCCGTACTGCTGGCCGGTAACAGTGAAGTAGCGCAGTTCGTTGTACATCTCGAAGCCCGGCCGCTTGACGGAGTGGGGAATAGAGCCGCACGCCAGGATATGCAACCCCTTGCCCGACGGCGACCGTTCGGTATAGGAGTTCATCATCTGGACAATCTGCCGGGCGGTGTCATTCAAGCGGCCGTCTTCGGTAAAGCAGTCGTCAAGGTCGATCCCGACGACGCCGGCAGCGATGGTAAAGACGTAGCCGATACCGGCCCAGCGGTATTGTTTCTTGGCGGCCCATGCCTCGGCGGCCGTTGACCATGTATCAGGGTTATTGGTTTGTGCGGCCCCGCCGGTGTGCGGGTTCATTGGGATTTTCTTGTCTGTATAGCCCACCCACTGAGAGCGGGCTTTAAGCTGTTGCATTGTCAACACGGTCATCCTCTACCTCATACCGATACGTTCCTTCCTGGCCGCCCCTGAGCGGCTGCCCCGTATCGCTAGAATTGTGGGTTACGGGCTTAGGCTATCTCTAGCCCAAACTCCTCTTCGTCTTCTGTGACGGGCTGGCTGAATAGGGGCATGTCGTTGTATTGGTCTTCGTCGACAGCGGCCATGTTTTTAACCGCCTGCCGGTAGTAGCTTGGCTTTAGTTCGATGCCGAGACCGAACCGATTCAACTGCACCGGCACGTAAACCTCAGAGCCGACGCCCATGAAAGGGGTCAGAACGCGCTCGCCAGGATTACTCCACAAGACCACGGCTCGCTCGATGACGTCTAATTGCAACGGGTGGACGTGCTTCTCGTCCTCTTCGTCGCGGGATTCACGGAAGGGCAAAACGCGGTCAAGCCGCACGTCGTCCCAAAACGCTGAGGCGTACTGCCGCCATATCCAATGACTGAAACGGTTCTCAATCTGAGGGCCATTCCAGTCCTTGTATTTGAGGACATCGGCGGGCATTTGACGGGAACCGGCATAGGACTTGAGTCCGGCGGGGTGGGCGACGGGCACGGGGTTGTCACCGTCTCGACGAAAGACAAGCAGATAATCGGCCGCGGCCACGCTGCACCGGCTCGAATCCTCGACAATGGTCTGATGGGCCAACCCTTTCTTCATCGTCCGATTGCGGACGGTCAACGGCTCTTTCCAGACGTGATAGCGGGCGGTGTAGCTCCACCCGTTGCGCTCATGCAAACGAATGATGTCGCCGGGGAAGTCCATAAAGGAGTCCGACCGGCCGTTATTGGAGCGCGGCACGTCCATGCAGTGAACGGCGGTCATACGGCCGGGCATGGTCAGGCGGTGGATCTCGCGGATGACGTACTCATAGTGTGTCATGAATTCACCATAGTCGCGGCTATTACTCAGGTCATGCTCGCTACTGCTGTACTGGTAAAGGCCGGCGAAGGGCGGCGAATAGACGGAGAAATGAATCGCGCCATCGGGCAAATTGGGCATGACTTCCATGCAGTCGCCACAGTAGAGCGCGTAACGGTCGGTAATCATCTGGTCTAGGATAGCCATTGGGGAACCTCCATAGGGGCGGTATATGACTGGGAACGGTCAATAGAAATACTGTCGTTCATGTGGGCGACGAGTTCGGTAAACATCTGCGCGGCGGCGTCCGCCTTGCGCTGTAGGCTGTTTTGGACTTCTACCTCACCTTCGGTTGATACGATGTCAACCGTGACGGGGCATTGTTGGCCGAATCGCCAGCAACGGCGGACGGCCTGGTAGTATTGTTCGTAGGAGTGGGACGGGAAGAACGTCAGATGATGACAATGCTGCCAGTTCAACCCCCACGCGCCGATCTTGGGTTTCGTCACAATGACGCGGGTTTGCCCGTCCGAGAACCGGCCGAACTTGGCTTCTTTGTCGTCATCGTCGTCTTTGCCGCTAACCTGTTCGGCGTCGGGGATGAGGCGCTGTAGCATGTCGCCCTCATCATTCATGTGACACCACACGACGGCGGATTGCCCGGTGTGGTTGACCAATTCGGCAACCATCTCGCAGCGCTCGCGGATAGTGCGCCGCCGCTCTTCGCGCTGCTCCTGGAGACCGATGGCCGGCAAGGTGAAAAGCATACCGGGGCGCGGGGCGCGGGCGGATACGATATGCTTCTGAATGAGCAGCGGCGGCAAGTTAAAGCCGTCATCGGCAAAGCCTAGATCGGACGGCTTACGCAAGGCGCGCGCCCATGATGCGACCCACCGCCAGAATTGTTGCTCGGCGTGGCCCTTGAAGCGCCATCCGTCCTCATCGTCGCGCCAGCGCCCGCGCATCTGCCGAGCCGTGCGTTTCTTGTTGGTGAAGAAACGGCCTAGCATGTCCATGTAGCCCAGATAGCCAAGAGCCTCCGAGGACGTTCCGAGTTCGGTGTAGTCGTTTGGGGCGGCTGTGGCCGTGCCGAGTAGACGGTATTCCTTGCGGCGCATGAATTCGGTTATCTCATTGCGGCGCACGCCGTCGAAACTCTTGAGGATGCTAGACTCATCACAGACGACGCCGCCAAAGCGGTCAGCGTCAAACAGGTGCAACCGCTCGTAGTTCGTGATGACTATCTCGGCGGCTATCTCTCCCCGATGTGACCGCGCGGCGTCGATGCCAAAGCGCTCAGCTTCGCGGATGAACTGCGGGGCAACGGCCAACGGAGTCAGGATGATGACTGGCTTGCCGGTCTGCCGGGCGACGTTTTGCGCCCATACCATCTCGATCAACGTCTTGCCCATGCCACAATCGGCAAAGACGGCAGCGCGTCCCTTGCGCACTGCCCACTCGACTAGAGCGGCCTGAAAAGGGAACAGGTAAGACGGCATGTGTATAGGCTCAAATCCATACCGGCCTCCTAATTGCGCCTTATTTGTGATAAATTCGTCGTATTGCACGAGACCCTCACCTCAATTTTGCCTAAATGTTGGCAGTCATGGCTTTATTGGCGCGGCATGGCGGCCGGCTCTTCTTCGGTCAGATGCCGCTCGATAGCGATCTCCACTTCGGCCGAAACGGTGCGCTTGTTGCGCCGGGCGAGACGGCGCAAACGCTGGGCGACAGAGGCAGAAACCCAGGGGGTGATCCGCTCCTTGTCGCTATCCTCTTCTTCGACGGGTTCAATTAACTGGTTGTCTTTCACTGCGCTTTACTCCTGAAAGGTGTGTTACCTAGTACCAAGTATAAACGTACTAGTACTAAAAGTCAAGGGGTTAGGCGCGGGTTTCATCCCCACATTACAGCACTAGAATGGGCGTTCTAAACGTGCTATACTGGCGTTACCTCACCCCTTCGCAGGTGGGAAAGCCGCCCGGCTCAACCCCGCCGAGATTTTGCCTAGACGCCCGCGCACCCAACCGGCGCGGGCGTTTGGCGTTTAGGGGCATTTACATAGAATGAACGGCTGTGCTATACTAGGGGCGAGTGTTTCAGAATGAAACAAAAACCCACCGACTA